GAACGCCCCCGAGACCGGTCCAGGGTGTCCCGTAGGTACGGCGCGGTCCTCAACCTCGGGGCCGCGCTGTGGGCTGCCCTCGATGCCGCCTGTGAGCAGGTGGACCTGAACCGGTCGGCCTACGTGCGCAACGCGCTTGCTGTACAGATCGCTCATCACCGCAACCTAAAGGCAGCAGACCTCATGGCCACCACCCCCATGAGCACCGGATGGGAACGGTATGCGTGGCGGGCCAGCGGAGTGGACAACTGGCCCAAGGACGACGGCGGGCACCTGCACCTGTTCTGCCCCCACCCCGGCTGTGACGGCGCGCACCTGAAGCCCTAGTGATTACGTGGTGTAACTGTCATCCTCGGCGTAGCGCCCCTGCACCTTGCACGCGCATCGTCTAGCAAAGGAACCGCGCCATGTCCGTGCAGCCCACCGGCACCCTCGTCCCCACCCCTGCGGTTCCTGCAGGCGTAGACCAACTGTCGGATATCGCCACCGTCATCTCCTCCAACGACCCGCACCTGGCCCACGGCGGCGTCTACGAGACCGCCTGCGGTCCTGGCCAGGTGACGACCGTCCGGTACCCCTGTGCGCCGATCAACTTCAACCGCTACGGCTACATCGCCTGGGTGCCCGGCAATCCCGCCACCGTGCACACCGGGCTGCAGTGTGTCGGTCCGATGGACCTGGCCTCGATGCAGGCCAGTGCGCTGCGCAACATCGACCTGCGGGTCAACCGCACCATCCAGGACAACCTCATCGGCGCGTTCATCCCGATCAGCGACTTCGACACGCGCCCGGCCTCCGACGCGGGAGGTCTCGCCGACGCCGACCAGGTGGCCCGCTGCGAGTACATGGGGCAGGCGGTCATCCACCTCAACCCGGTGCTAGCCGAGCAGTGGATGGGCAAGGAGATCATCCGGGTCGGCCGGCACCTTGAGACCGTGATGGGCGCGATGATCTCGCTGAACTGCTGGCTGCCGGTCGACCAGATCGCGGTGACTGGTGCGCTGACCGTCTACAAGGGCGCGAACCGGGTGATGGACCCCCTCCACGACGTCGACCAGGACGGTGCGCCGACCAACCTCTGGTACGTCCCGATCCAGACTCCGGTGACCGTGTTCAACGACTGCAACCTGGCCGTCCTCATCACCGGCGTCACCGGTGGCGGCGGCCCCGACGTCCCGACCCAGCCCATCCTCACCTCCATCTCGCCGACCCAGATGGAGTTCATCGACAAGCCACGGATGCTCAACGCGTTCGGCACCGACTTCACCAAGACCAGCATCATCTATGTGAACTTCGAGCCCATCTCTACCGAGTTCATGAGCGAGAGCAACCTGATCGGGATTCTCGTCGCCACCGACGTCCTGCAGGAGCCCGGCACCGTCCAGGTGACCGTGGGCGGGGCCGAAGGCTCCTTCCCCCTGCAGTTCGTGGAGCCGGTCGAGATGAGCGGTCCGGCCAGCACGATGGTCTCGCCCGCTGCGGGGCGTGCGCCCGGCAGCCCGATGTACTTCCGGTTGTACGAATACATCGGCTTCCTCGGCGAACCCCCGGAGCACCCGGACGGCACCAGCGACCTGACCGATGCGGACATTGTCTCCATCGACTGGGGCGACGGCACCGCACTTCAGTTGCCCCCGTACACCCGCGTCCCCCGAGCGCCGCTGTACGGCGGCTTCATCGAGCACACCTACGCGAACGCTGGCGCGTTCGACATTACGGCGAACCTGGCCGCGAACTGGCAGCCCGCGACGACGGCCTTCAACGACTACCCCATCACCATCACCTACTTCCTACAGAAGAACCCGGGCAGCGGTGGGGTGCTCATCAACGCGCCGTTCGGGGTCCGGCCCGTTGACGGTGCATCGACGCCGTTGCCGCCCGACCAGCACTTCACCTCGATCAACTGGGGTGACGGCACGGCGGTCCAGAGCCCGCCATACACGGTGGACGGCGGTGGGTACGCCACCCACGCCTACGCGGCGGCAGGCTCGTTCACTCCGTCGGTCGTCTTCGCCAGCGGCCAGACGACCAACACGACCATCGACGTCACCGTGGCCGCCACCCAGGAAGACCTTGACGCCTACAACGCGGCCTGGGAAGCCAGCCAGGAAGACGAGGGGCGGGACGCCAAGGAGTAACCGTGGAGCGACACCGAGGGGAGCACGGTGTTCCAACATCGCAGCGCGATCGAAGTCATTGTCCTGGTCTTCACCGCCGTCGTTGGGTTCAGCCTGCTGGGGCTCGGAGCCACCATCGCCATAGTCGAAATCCGCGATCCGACTACTGACACCTCGACGGCGGTGTCGGCCCTGGCCTCCACCCTGTCCGGCATCATCGGAGCCCTCTTGGGCCTGCTGGCCGGACGGGCGGAGAGGTCCTCCCTGTCCCGGCCCCCGGAGAATGAGTGAAGGCCAGCATCGTCCTCTACGCGCTGACCGCCTGCGGTGCGGCCTCGGCGCTGATGGTCGGCGCTGCGTATGCCAACCAGCCCGCTGGCATCCCGCAGGGGCCGGCTGCGACCACACCCCCGGTCGTGACGGTCACGGTGTCCACCCCCGGCCCGATAGGACCGCAGGGGCCTCCGGGGCTACCCGGTCAGCACGGAGCCGACGGCCTGCAGGGTGCGGCGGGTGCCGACGGAACGAACGGCACGAATGGTAGGAATGGGCAGCCGGGTGCGTCCGGAGCCCCCGGACCGCAAGGTCCTCCGGGCGCATCCGGTTCCCCCGGTCCGAGGAGTACCGTGCCAGGACCAGCGGGGCCAGCCGGAGTACCGGGGTCAACTGGCCCTGCTGGCCCTCCTGGTGTCCCTGGCGTCCCTGGTCCATCAGGGCCACCCGGACCGGCCTCCACGGCGATGATCTGCCCCCCAGGGTTCCTGGCTGAGCCGTTGACTCTCAATGCTCCGGGCGGTCAGGTCACCATGTTCGTGTGCCTACAGCAGTAGTCTGAAATCGCAACAGCCGATTACACCGTGTAACCGAGGAGACCTTGTGTATGCAACGCGGTATCCGCCGGCCGACCAGAGCACCCAATGGTTCGGCAACGGCAACGCCACGGTCTCCCCGAACAAGATCGGCTGGCACACCACCGAGTCAGGCCGCAGTTGGCCCTCCTACGGCGGTGGCGGCTCCGCCCCGAACCTGACCTACCACCCGTGGGACCACGTGTGGAGGCAGCACTTCCCGATCAACGGAACTGCCGCCGCGTTCAAGAACAACGGCGACTTCATGACCAACCGGGCGGGCATCGTCCAGGTCGAGATCATCTGCTACTGCGACCAGAAGTACAGCCGCCAGTACGGGTATGCCGTCGAGGAGATGGACGACCAGGCATACGCCGACCTCGTTGAGTTCAGCGAGTTCATGCGTGACGAGTGGGGCGTGCCGATGACCTCGTCCGGCCTGCAGTGGCCGCCCTGGTTCGACAGCAGCAAGTCCAGCCCGCAGGTCCCGAAGTTCGCCAGCAACAGCGCGTTCACCGCCTACGCGGGGCACTGTGGACACGTCCACATCCTCGGTAACGACCACGCCGACCCCGGCGGCCTGGACGTGGTGCGGATCATGGCCGGAGGAGGAGGAATCCCTGTGTCCGACGTCAGCGTCTCAACCGAACCAGCACCCGAGGGCTACCACGCCGTCGAGAAACTGTCCGTGACCACCGATGGTCGCCTGTGGGCGGAGGTGGCCGACAGCGTCATCATCGAGCCACCGCCCACCCAGCCCGTCGACCCGCCACCCGTGACCCAGCCACCGCCCACCTCGGGTGGGGGAGGAGATGACTACCCCGTGCCCACGTCCAACCAGGTCTACCTCGACAAACTGCACTACGGCCAGGAGGACAGCGACTCCGTCTGGTACCTGCAGGACGTCCTCAACCGACACTCCCTGTCTGGCGGTTCAACGCTGCCGACGACCGGTAACTACTTCGACCAGACCGACCACGAGGTCATCCTCTGCCAGCAGCAGCACGGGTTCGGCAACGACCCGGCAGGCACCTCCTACGTCGGCCAGGGGCAGGCGGACCACCTGTTCGCCGGCTCCGGGCTAGAGATCATCGGCGGCTCGACCGGTGGTGGCGGTGGGAGCACCCCGCCTCCCCCGTCCGGTGGCAGCGTCAGCACCCCCTGGGATGGTGCCGTCATCACCACGGCGTATGGCGTTCCCGGCTCGTGGAGCGCCGGGTTCCACACGGGCGAGGACTGGGCCTGCGGGTACAAGCAGCCGGTCCGGGCCACCTGGACGGGCACGGTCGTGGCGATCAACGCCTGGGGCTCGTCCTACGGGCAGCACGTCATCTACGAACACTCGGTCGGCGGGCAGACGGTGCGCACCGCGTACTGCCACCTGGCCGAGATTCAGTGCGGCATCGGCGACGCCACCTGGCCGGGGTTCCAACTCGGCCTGGCCGACAACACCGGGAACTCGACCGGCAACCACCTGCACGTCGAGCAGCGCACCTCCCCCTACGGGTACAACAACCACTGCCAGAAGCCGGTGATGTGAGATGGGCATTTTCAAGGGCAAGAAGGTCAGCGCCGCCGAGTTCCGCAGACGTCGTGAGGAGGACGGCTACCGGGTACTGCCCGATGGTTTCCACGAGTACAAGGGCGACGCCTACTACGGCTACGACAAGAGCACCGAGCCACGTGCCTGGACCGACGAGGAACGGCGCGAGCGCGGCCTGGACCAGCGAGGCGAGTCCTCACACGGCGAGTGACACTCGGATAACGCAGCGTTACTGGAACGCAGGTTCAGTGCACACTGTGGTTATGAAGGTCCGGTGGACCGCTATGTGCGAGCGATGCAAGAAGCCGATGCCCGTCGGCTCTCAGGCGATCCGCTTTCACGGGCGGCTCTGGCACCTGGGCTGCGTCGATGAGTACAAGTTCTCCCGATTACACCGTGTAATCCGATGAGAAACGAAGACGAAGACCCACTAGAGACGTGGAAGCGGTGGTCTCCCGCAGGTCAGGAGACCGCCGCCGAACTGCTGCGTCAGGCCCAGGACGGCAAGTGGCGACCCTTCTACTGCAAGCGTCCCGGCTGCGATGGTCAGCCGCACCCCGGAGAGCCCGGTGAGAAGGACTGGGCCTGGAACCACGCCCGAGCCGACCAGGTCCCGCCCCCCGGAGACTGGCTGACCTGGCTGCTGCGTGGTGGCCGAGGCGCAGGCAAGACCCGGACCGGCGCGGAGTGGACCCACCGGATGACCGCGATCTCCCCACGCATCGCCCTGGTCGCCCCGACCGGCCCTGACGCCCGCGACATTATGGTCGAGGGCGAGTCCGGCATCCTGGCCACCTCCCGCCCCGGCAAGATGCCTCAGTGGGAGCCGTCCAAACGCCGGCTCACCTGGCCCAACGGGGCGCTCGGGTCCATCTACTCCGGTGAGGAACCCGACCGCCTCCGTGGCCCCCAGCATCACAACGCCTGGGTGGACGAGCCCGCCCACATCGACCTCATCGAGCAGGTCTGGGACAACCTCCTCCTCGGCCTGCGGTTGGGTGCGCACCCGCGCATCTGTGCCACCACCACCCCGAAGCCGTCACCGTGGATGCGGGCCACCATCACTGACCCGACCACCGTCTCCGTCCAGGCGTCCACCTACCTGAACCTGCCCAACCTGTCGCCGGTGTTCCGCCAGACCGTGATGGACCGGTACGAGGGCACCCGCAAGGGCCGTCAGGAACTCCACGGCGAACTGATCGAGGACGTCGAGGGATCGCTGTGGCGGTCCGAACTGATCGAACTGTTCCGGGTGGACGAACCCGGCCCCGACTACTTCGACCGGATCGTCGTCTCGGTCGACCCGGCAGGCACCGCCGCTGCCCGCTCCGACGAGACCGGCATCATCGTGGTCGCCGCCCGCGACAAGCAGTTCTACGTCCTGGCCGACGCCTCCGGGCGGTACTCGCCGGAGACCTGGGCGCAGAAGGTGGTCGCCCTGTACGACACCTACCTGGCCGACAAGGTGGTGGTCGAGAAGAACTACGGTGGCGACATGGTGCGCTCGGTCCTGCGAGCCGTCTCGTCCGCCCTTCCCGTGGAGGAAGTAACGTCCCGACGCGGGAAGGCCCTCCGAGCGGAACCGATCGAGGCGTTGTACGAGCAGGGCCGGGTGCATCACATCGGGCTGTTCAACGAACTAGAGGACCAGATGACCTCATGGGTGCCGGGCAACCCCTCACCTGACCGCCTCGACGCCCTGGTCCACGGCATCACCGCGCTGACCCGGACTGTCTCGCCGTCTTCTATCGCCGTGCCGATGGACCTGAACTGGCGCACCGGATGACGGTGACCGTTCTCGCCGCACCTGGTCTCAACACCTACGTCTACCTCGGGCTGGCCCTGGTCGTCCTGGTCCTGTCCGCTGGCCGGCTCACCCGCCTGATGGTGGCCGACGAGTACCCGCCCACCGTGAAGTTGCGGATGTGGTGGAACGCGGTCACCAAGGACGGACCGTGGGCCAAACTCGTGCACTGTCCCTGGTGCTTCGGCCCGTGGGCCACCCTGTTCGTCGGCCTGTGGGGCTACCTGTCCGACCTGCACTGGACGTGGTGGGCGTTCAACGGCTGGCTAGCCCTGTCCTACGTCGTCTCCTGGACGGTGTTCCACGACGAGGACGGGGCACCGCAATGAGGAAGGTCCTGTGGCCGGTCGCCTACGTGGCGGCGATCGTGCTGGCCAACGTCCTGACCGAGCACTTCGGGCTGGTCCCAGCGGGCTTCGGCCTGATGACCACGGCAGGCACGTATGCCGCCGCGTTCGTCATCGTGTCCCGCAACTTCACCCAGGACGTCATCGGCAAGCGGATGGTCCTGGTCCTCATGGGCATCGGCGTGATCCTCACCTGGGTCCTCGCCTCACCCATCCTCGCCGTCGCCTCGGGCGTGGCGTTCGCACTCTCCGAGGCCGCCGACATGGCCGTCTACACCCCACTCCGAAACCGAGGGAGAAGCCGGGCCGTGGCACTTGCCTCCGGTGTGGGGGCGGTCGTGGACACCTTCGTGTTCCTCTGGATCGCGGGGTTTCCTCTGTCGGCGGCCCCGGGCCAACTGGTGGTCAAGATCGGGATGGGTCTGCTGGCCGCGCTCATTCTCTGGCTGGTGAAGGGGCGTCGTGCTGTACCTAGCCAACCCCTGCGGACCCGCCGTCATTGAGCAGATGCGGGCCGGAGTCATCGGCCTGATCGACACTCCCTTGCAGTACATGCCGACGGCGGTCAACCAGGTGCATGAGGTGGGAGGCCCGTGGTGCGCGGACAACTCCTGCTTCGGAGCCGACTATCCCGGCGACTCCCGCTGGTTTCGCTGGCTCTGTACGCGACTCTGGTGCCAGTCATCGTGTCTGTTTGCCGCTGCGCCGGATGTGGTTGGGGATGGAGTGGCGAGTCTGGCCCGGTCGCGCCGCTACTTGTCCACCGTCCGCGACCTTGGCTTCCCCGTCGCCTTGGTGGGACAGGATGGGATGGAGGGCCTGGACCTGCCGTGGGACGACTTCGACGTGCTGTTCATTGGCGGCACCACGGACTGGAAACTCGGGCCGGGGGCGCTGGCCCTGGCAGTGCGAGCCAAGGCCGAGGGCAAGGGCTTGCACATGGGCCGGGTCAACACCTGGAACCGCTACCTGTACGCCTTGCAGATGGGCTGTGACAGCGTGGACGGGACGTCGCTGACCTACGGCCCGGACAAGAATCTGGCCGTGACCCTGGGTTGGATTCGCAACGGTGAGCGGCTGAAGCGAACCGGACGGCTACACCGTCGGAGTTCTCGGGGTGGACCGCAGGTACCAGCCCAGCACCAGCAGAGCGGCCCCCACCAGGAGCAGCACCCACCAGGCAACGCCGATATGGATGACCGCCAGTAGGGCGAGTACACCTACGACGATGACGACAAGACCAGCAATCATGACGATAAGCGGGATCATGACACCAGCATGACCTGATTACACCGTGTAACCGCCGGACCTATCCGGAAGACCTAACCCAATGTCACACTCGGTGGCACACGCCCAGAGATAGGGGACTCATGCCTCGCATGACCGGTGTGGCCGACCTACAGCGTGGCCAGCGCAATCCGACTCCACTGGACGGGCAACTCGCTCTCGTCGCCAGCGCTACCCGGTTCCCCGGTTCCATCACCCGCATCCATCAGGCCCCCGCGAACTGGCAGGGCGAGGCGTGGCGGCACTTCGATATCTGCGGAGAACTGCGCTACGCCGCGCAGTACGTCGGCAACATCCTCGGTCGAGCCACCCTGCACGCCGCCCAGGTCACCACCAAGGGCCTGATCGCCGAACCCGCCTCACACGCATCCCAGGTGCTGCTGAGCCTGTTCGCTGGCAAGGACGGCCAGGAGCAGATGCTGCACGCCTTCGGGGTGCACCTGACCATCGCCGGTGAGTGTTACCTGGTCGGTCGCACCGAGAGTGGCGAGGACATTTGGGAGGTCGTCGGCACCCAAGAGATCAGCCGCCGGGGTGACCAGTGGTATCTCGACTACGGCGACGGCCAGGGCAAACAGCCCCTCGAAGACAGCGCCGTCGTCATACGGGTCTGGCGGCCACACCCGCGCAAGCGCATCGAGGCCGACTCCCCGGTCCGTGCCCTGCTGCCGATCCTCACCGAGATCGAGTACCTGACCCGGCACATCTTCGCCCAGGTCCAGTCCCGCCTTGCCGGCGCGGGCATCCTGCAACTCCCCCAAGGTCTGACCTTCCCGCCCGTCCCCGGTATGCCGGAGACCGCCAACTCTGCAGAGTCCTTCATGGCCGTCCTTGGCCAGGCGATGATCAAGCCGATCGAGGACCCCGGTAACCCTGCCGCCCTGGTGCCCATCGTCATCACCGTGCCCGACGAACTCGTCGGCAAGATGGAGCACCTGACCTTCTGGTCCGACCTGGACCAGCACGCGGTCGAACTGCGGACCGAGGCGATCCGCAGGTTGGCCCTCGGGCTAGAGATGCCGCCCGAGATTCTGCTCGGCACGTCGGACATGAACCACTGGTCGGGCTGGCTGGTCGAGGAGTCGGCGGTCAAGGCGCACATCGAGCCGCTGCTCGGGCTGATCACCAACGCGATCACCGTCGGCTACCTGCGCCCGCAGATGGACGACGACATTTCGTGGGTCGTCGCCTCGGACACCTCGCAACTGCGGCTCCGTCCGAACCGGAGCCAGGAAGCGATCGAACTGTACGACCGTGGTGAACTCGACGGTGAGGCGTTGCGTCGGGAGACCGGCTTCACCGAGGACGACAAGCCGAACAGCGACGAGTACAAACTGTGGCTGCTGCGGAAGGTGGCATCCGGCTCGACCACCCCGGAACAGGTGGCGGCGGCGCTGAACGAACTCGGCGTTGCCCTGCCCGTTGGCGCAGGCGACACCCAGGAAGCCCGCCCCGTACCCTCGCTGGAAGATCACCCTTCCAACGACATTCCGGAAACACTGTATGCCGCCGCTGAGGTCCTCGTCTTCCGGGCGTTGGAACGGGCCGGCAACAAGATGCGCTCCGTCTATGGGGTCCGCCCACCGGGGGTGAACGCCGCCGACATGTACCGGTACGTGCCGGTCCGCAACGGCGACCTGGACCGCTTCATGGAGGACGCCTGGTCCTGTCTGCCGCAGACGATGCAGCGGTTCACCTGTGACCAGACCCGGATCAAGGGAGCCCTGGACTCCTACACCCGCTCGCTGATCATGTCCCAGAGCGAGCACTCCTACGAGGCGATGTGCCGCTTCCTCAAGGTGCCCGCATGATCCCGGTCACCGACACCGCCGCCTTCGCCAAGTCCCGACGGCCCATCCAGGCTCGGGCCAAGAACGCGCTGTACGGCTCCGTCAAACGTGCCCTGTTCAAGCGGATGCGCGGAGATGAGGACTGGGCCGACGGCCTCATCAACGCCGCCGAACGCCTGCTGCGCCGCCGGTACCGGGCCGAGTCCGGGAAGTTGACCAGCCAAGACCTGCGCGACTACATCAAGGACTTCCGGGACCAACTAGAGAAGACCTTGGGTAAGACCCACGAGCCGCCCGAGGACGAGATTCCGATGCGGGCCGAGCGGATCGCTGCCTCCGTCTCCAACGCGGCGATCAACGCCGGGTACTCGGCGGCCGGGATCGACCAGGACGAGATTCACTTCAAGAAGTGGGTCACGATGCACGACGACCGGGTGCGCCACGAGCACGCGGACGCTGATGGACAGACCGTGCCGGTGGGGAAGAAGTTCTCCGTCGGTGGACACCGGATGGAGTACCCCGGCGACACCTCGGTTCCCATCGAACTGTGGATCAACTGCCGGTGCGTCATCGCGCTGACGAAGGAGAGCACCGTGACCGCGAGCATCATTGACGACATTGTCAACGCCGAAGTCGTGGACCTGACCGGTGAGGCAGCCGACGAAGTGTTCGGTTACACCGTGTCATCGGACAACGAACTGGACGACTTCGAGGAGGACGACTTCGACGGCGTCGAGGACCAGGACGACACCTCGGTGCCCTGGTTCGGGGTGCTGGCCCCGGAGAACATCCCCTCCGGCGACAAGCGCATGTTCGGTGCAGATGCGCTGCGCTGGCGTGACCTCCCCCTGCCGCTGGCCTACCAGAAGACCACCGCTGCCGGACATGACGGTGCGACCGTGGTCGGGCGCATTGACGAAATCTGGAAGGAAGACGGGCTGGTCAAGGCCAGTGGCGTCTTCCTGTCCACCGTCGACGCCGACGAGGCGGTCGGGATGCTGGCCGACGGAGGCATCCGGGGCGTCTCCGTGGACGTGGACGACGCCACCCTGCAGATGCAGGACCCCGACGGGAACCCGGTCGAGGCGGCGGACTTCGATGACAACACCGTCATGAACTTCACCTCCGGGCGTATCTGCGGTGCCACCCTCTGCGCGATCCCGGCGTTCGCCGAGGCGTTCGTCTCCATCGGCTCGTGGCCCGAGGCCGGTCAGGCGTTGGCTGCCTCCGGCTGCGAGTGCGAGGCGTTCGTCTCCGAGGAGCCCTGGGACGGTGCGGCCAGCAACTACACCGACGAGCAGTACTACAAGGCGACGATCATCCACCTGGTCACCAGCGGGCCGGACAAGTTGCTGAAGTCGAACAACAAACTGCCGATCCTCACCCCGTCCGGGCAGTTGTCCCGTGCCGGCGTCCACGCTGCCACGAGCCGGCTTGGTCAGACCGACGCCCCACCGGAGAAGATCAGCAGCGCCAAGGCCGCTCTCCGATCGGCGTACTCCGAACTGAAGGAAGACCCGCCGGACAGCATCAAGGCGTCCGGTGAGGTCGAGGAGTTCGTCAAGACCGAGGACGGTCCGGGCTGGCTCACCCACCCGGTCGACACCGAGCGGCTGCGCACCTACTGGACCAAGGGCAAGGGTGCGGCCAAGATTCGCTGGGGCACCCCCGGCGACTTCAACCGTTGCCGTCGCCAACTCTCGAAGTACGTCAAGGCGCAGTACCTCAACGGCTACTGCGCGAACCGGCACTACGACGCCACCGGCTTTTGGCCCGGCAAGGCACCGTTGGAGCGGGTCGGTAAGCACACCGACGAGTCGATCCACCTGGTTGCCTCAGCGGTGCCGGTGGTCTCGGCCCGCTACTTCGACAACCCCGAACTGACCGCGCCGACCCCGGTGACCATCACCGACAACGGACGCATCTTCGGGCACGTCGCCACCTGGGGGACCTGCCACATCGGGATCAAGGGCACCTGCGTCACGCCTCCCCACAGCGCCAGCAACTACGCCTACTTCCACATGGGCGCGGTGCACACGGACGAGGGAGACATTGCGGTAGGCCACGTCACCCTCGGCACGGGTCATGCCGGTCCACGTTTGTCGGCTGCCGCGACGGCGGCGCACTACGACAACACCGGGACGGCCGCTGCGGATGTTGTCGCGGGTGAGGACGCGCACGGCATCTGGATCAGCGGACGTGTACGGGATCGCCTCTCCGATGAGGACCGGTATGCCCTCGCCGCCGCCCCCCTGAGTGGGGACTGGCGGGGGATCGCCGGCAACCTGGAAATGGTGGCCGCGCTGTCGGTCAACGTGGGCGGCTTCCCGATCCCGCGCACCATGCTGGCGGCCTCCGGTGGCGAGCAGACCTCGCTGGTGGCGGCAGGCATCGTGCACCGCACCTCCGAGTCGGTCGACCTGTCCGCTGCGGTCATGGCCGCCGTGGACGAGATCGAAGCGCGCAACCGGCGTCGCCGCATGGCAGCGTTGGCCAAGCAGACCGGGCGTGACCCGAAAAGCCGTATGGCCGAACTGGCGGCCACCGTGAGAGGAGACTGAGGGTATGGCCTGCGGATGCCAGGGCAACAAGGACAAGAACAACACCTACGTCTACGTCTCGGACAAGGGGACGCAGCACACCTTCAAGACCGAGATCGAGGCCCGTGCGGCCCAGATTCGGGGTGGCGGCGGGGGTCGGATCGAAACCAGAACCAAGGCCGCCGCCTGATCCACCTAGAGAAAGGCACGAGATGACCAACCAGCCGAACCAGGACCTCCCCGTCGAGCAGCCCGAGCCGAACCAGGACCTCCCCGAGGAGCCGGGTAAGAGCGGGACCGCACCAGGTCATGACCCGAACGGGCCGGGCAAGAGCGAGGACGCACCGGGACACAACAAGCCGGAAGACCGCTGATTACACGGTGTAACCACCCTTAGCGCCGGACGGTGAAGACTCTTGCACCCCCCTCTCGCAGAGTCGCCCCCCTGATCACCGTTGACGGCAAGAAGCCCCCGGTCTATTCCCGAGACCGGGGGCTTCGCTGTACCCTCCGAACAGAGCCGCCTGTGGAACCTAGTTCTGCGGTGATGACGTACCGCCTAGTCGTGCGCTTCCCATCATCCCGTTCCACAGGAGATAGCAATGGATTTCACCATCGCTGCCGACCTCGCTACCTACTCGGCGGAGGACCTCGCCGCGAAGATCACCGAGGGCCGCGACGCTCTCGATGCTCTCCTCGCGCTTGAGGACCCGTCCGACAGCGACGTCGAGCAGGCCGAGAAGGTCGCCGAGGCGCTTGCCTCGCTCAGCAATGAGACCACCCGGCGCGTTACCGCCAGCGCTGACCGCGCCTCCCGTATGGCCGCGCTCCGCGAGAAGAACGCCCCGGAGCCGGTCGAGCCGGAGGATGAGGTTGAGCCGGAGGAGGACGACGACGTCGCCCCAGCCCCCGACCCGGAGCCGGTAACCGCCCCGACCACGCCCCCCACCAAGGCCGCGCCCACCAAGGCCGCTGGAACCGTGGCGACCCTGTCCCGCCGGGTCTCCCGCCCGGTGATGCCCGAGACGCCGCCCCTCGAAGGCATCGTCATCACGGCCTCCGCCGACGTGCCCGGCTACTCCGCCGGCTCGGTTATGGAGACCTGGGACAACCTGACCGACGGCTTCCTCAACAAGGCTCGGGCCTTCCCGACCGCCTGGGGTATCCCGAACTCGCCGCTGCAGCGTTACCCGGTCAGCCAGTTCAACATGAACTTCCCGACCGAACTGATCGCCTCGGGTTCGCGCGACTCTGACGTGGTCGCCTACGCCAGCCAGGAGGCCCGCCTCCCCGGCCACAGCCTCACCGCTTCCGGTGGCTGGTGTGCCCCGTCCGAGACGATCTACGACCTCTGTGGTGGCGGCTCGACTGACGGCCTCTGGGACCTCCCCGAGATTTCGGTCAGCCGTGGCGGCGTGCGCTACACCTCCGGGCCGGACTTCTCCGCGCTCTACGAGGCGACCTTCTGCCAGACCGAGGCGCAGGCAATCTCCGGTACGCCGAAGACCTGCTACGAGGTCCCGTGCCCTCCGTTCGTGGAGAAGCGGCTTGAGGCGTGCGGCATCTGCCTGACGTCCCCGATCCTCACCGAGGCGGGCTACCCCGAACTCGTTGCGGCGTTCCTGCGCGAGGCGATGATCGCTCACCAGCACGCGATCACCGCGAAGTTGCTCGCTGAGGCCCTCGCCCTGGCGACCTCGATCGAACTCGGTACGCGCGGCTCCTCGGCCAGCGACATTCTCGACACCGTCGAGTTCATCGCCACCGTGGCCCGCAGCAACTACCGGATCAGCTTCTCGGCCACCGTCGAGGTTGTCCTCCCGGCCTGGGTCAGCGGCGCGATCCGTTCCGACCTGTCGATCCGCACGGGTGTCGACCTGCTCGCCGTCACCGACGCAGACATTGCGTCGTACTTCGCGGCTCGCAACGTCAGCCTGCAGTTCGTTCAGTCCTGGCAGGCCCTCGACGCGACCGCGACCGGCTACCCGGCCACGGTCGAGGTGCTGATCTACCCGGCTGGCACCTTCGTCAAGGGTGTCTCCCCGGTCATCAGCCTGGATGCCGTCTACGACGCCGCCTCGCTCAAGCAGAACCTCTACACGGCTCTGTTCTACGAGCAGGGCGTGATGCTGCTGCAGAAGTGCTACAGCGCGTACAAGACGACCATCGACCTGTGCTCCGCTGGGATCACGGGTGCTGCGTCCAACACCGAGTGCCTCACCGGCACGGTCCTCCCGTAATCGCGGGGTCGAACATGTCTGGCAACGACCAGGACTTCCTGGCGGGGGTCACCCCGGATAACGCAACGTTGCTGCTGGCTGCCGCCGAAGAACTCGGATTGCACGCTCGTGTCGTCCAGGTCGACTACAGCCGGGGCGGGTTCACCGCCCCGGCTGAGGTCGTCAAGCGGGCTTCCAGCGGTGGCGAGGAGGACGAGTCAAAGTCCGACAAGTCCGGCCAACCCGACGGTGAACTGCCGCCTAAGTCTCGCCGCAAGAAGGAGTAAGACGTGGCATCTAAGTGCTTCTCGCTTGTCCGTGGCCGGGTGCTTCGGGCTACCGCTCTCGACGGCTGTGGCCGTCCGAAGGCGGCAGCCTGCTCCTCGATCGTCACGGAGGGCTTCATCTCGGTCGCCTTCACGGCGAACACCGACACTGGTGAGGAAATCTCCGTCACCAACGCATCCGGGAAGGTATGTATTCGGGACACTCCGTGCCCGACCTTCACCGGGTATTCCGTAGAGATCACCTTCTGTGAGGTGAACCCCGACCTGTACGCGATGCTGTCCGGACAGGGCTCGGTGTTCGACTCCACGGGTACGGGTGTGGGCTTCCGGGTGAACTCGGATATCTCCGCCTGCGACTCGGGTGTCGCGCTGGAACTGTGGTCCAGCGTTCCCTCGGTGGTCTGCGACCCGCAGGACGCCAGCGCCGCTGGCTCCTACGGCTACATCCTGGTCCCGTTCCTGCAGGGCGGTGTCCTGGGCGACTTCACCTTGGAGAACGACGCGGTGTCGTTCACCATCACGGGTGCGGCCACCAAGACCGGTTCCGGCTGGGGCGTCGGCCCCTACGACGTGGTCTCCGACGGCTCGGCGTCCTCGCCGCTGCTGACGCCGATCACCAGCGGTGACCACCTGCACGTCCAGTACACGACCGTTGCTCCTCCCGACCCGTCCTGTGACTGCGTCTCCAACGGCGTCGAGGCCACGGGTGCGAACGCGGGCAAGCCCGGTACCTGGACCCCGGTGGACTCCTACGCCCCGCAGAACCTTGCGGAGACGACCGGAGTGACGGCCAGCCCGGCGACCCCCTGGACCGTCGGTCAGTACATGGTCCTTGGCGACAACTCCCGCGCATCGTGGAACGGCACCGCCTGGGTTGCAGGCGAGGCTGGGGCCACGGTCCTGACCGCGTCCGAGCAGGACAAGACGCAGGACAAGGCGTCCCCGCAGGACAAGGACACCAAGGCCAAGAAGTAGTCCAAACTGAGGGCGGGCTGGTTACACGGTGTAATCGGCCCGCCCTCGGCATGAGGAGTCCGCATGGCGACCACTGACGGCCTGTACTGCTGGCCGATCGACCTCGGTTGTTGCGCCGAGTTCGACTCCTACCCAGAGGAGGTCCAGGCTCGGGCTCAGGCCCTGGCTGGGCTGACCCTCCACACGCTGACCGGGCACCGGATCGGCGGCTGCCCGATCACCGTCCGGCCCTGTCGGCAGCGGTGCTCGGGCTATGCCGGCTCACAGTTCTACTGGTCTGGCACGGCCTCGTTCTCCCCGCTGAACTGGAACGGCACCTGGTTCAACTGTCACTGTGGCGGCGACGAGTGCAGTTGTGGTGCGCTCTGCCAGATCGAACTCCCCACCCCGGTCGGTGCGGTCAGCGAGGTGACCATCGACGGCGAGGTCCTCGACCCTGCCGCCTACCGGGTGGACGACGCGCGATACCTGCTGCGGGTGGACGGCGAGTGCTGGCCAGACTGCCAGGACATGACCGCCGCTCCCAACGAGGTGGGCTCGTTCACGGTCACCTACCTCAACGCGGTCCCGGTCGACCCGATCGGGGAGTACGTGGGGGGTCTGCTGGCCTGTGAGTACGCCAAGGCGTGCTCGGGGGCCAAGTGCCGGCTGCCCTCGGGGGTCACGGAGATCACCCGGCAGGGCATCAGCATGTCCATCAACCGGGGTGCGTTCCCGGACGGTCTGACCGGTATCCGCGAGGTCGACCTGTACGTGCAGAGCGTCAACCCGTATGCGCTGAAGACCGCACCAGCGGTGTGGACGCCGGACATGGTGAAGGTGCGGACCACCACCGCCTACCCCGTCGCCCTACTGCCGCCTGTGCCGACCTACAGCGTGGAACCCTTCTCGACGGAGCCGTCCATCGGCGGCTTGGCGGGACTTGAGATTCGGCGAATGACCCCGGTGGGCAACCTGGCCAGTGATGACGAGATCGCCTCCATTGATTGGGGCGACGGGACGGTGGACACCGCTCCGTATTCGCGGCCCGGTCCGGGTCAGGTTCTCATCACGCACACCTACATGACGGAGGGCGAACAGGTCTGGACGGTCACCTTCACCAACGAACGGGTGACGCCTGCGAGTGGGGTCTTCAACCTGAGGTACTCGTACGCGATAGACATGCGTCCCTTGGACGGTGACGTGGTCGCCACTGTCGAGCCGCTTCGCCTCCGCCCCTGGGACTCCTACGCATCGGCACCGCTTCCGACCAACGAGCACTTCGCCACCATCGCCTGGGGTGACGGGGTGACCGACAGCAACCCGTTCGTCCTGGACAGCGAGGGGTTCGCAACCCACATCTACGCCGTGGCGGGCAACTACACCTCGTTGGCCACCACGTTCGACGGCACCGCCCTGCCGACCGGGATCACCGTCGAACTTGCCCCGCCGCCGACGGTGGTCGCGGAGATGCCGTCCGTGATCGACCTCGACTGCACCGTCTTTACCGAGGTGACCTTCGAGGCTAACGTCACCGCCAACGGCATCGGTGTCCCCATCGACGCGCGGGTCGGCATAGGGGTGCCGGGGATCAACAACACCACGGACGTCGAGATCACCGAGGACGGCGGGACCACCTGGACGCCGCTGAACGCCACCTTCGGCGGGACCAACACGGTCTATGTCGTGCTGCCCGTCAAGACGCCCACCGCCAGCCCGGAGACACTCACCTGGCGAGTCCGCATCCAGCCCAACCAGGTGGCTGACGGTGGCACCGTGTCGATCAGTTACGAGCCGCGTAGCGAGGGGGTAGCCCTCGACACGCTCTGGGCTATGGGCGGTACCGCCACCTGCGTTGTGGCTATCGACTACCGCCTGGACTGGGACCCGGACAACCAGACGGTCGTCCTGGGCGAGACGTTCGGGATGCGCCCGCTGAACGGCCCCTCCGGGCCTCCGCTGTCACCGGAGGCGCACTTCACCAGCCTTGACTGGGGCGACGGCACGGTCGAGACCCCGCCGTTCACCATCGACAGCAACGGCTTTGCCACCCACACCTACACGACGGCTGGCAACTTCGACACCGACGCCTTCTTCCTCGACGGCAAGGAGTCCGGCACCCTGGCGCTGGTCATCGACCCTCCGCCGACCTACGTGGCTACCGAGATGAACGAGTACCCGGTCGTGGACTTCGCGGATTCAGCCGGGCTGTTGGTCCGGCAGATCGCCCCAACCCCTGGACTCGCCACCGACGCGGAGATCGCCTCGATCCTCTGGGAGCCCGGTGTCGTCCAGCCGCCGCCGTACGTCCGCGACGTGCTGGGCCGCATCACTCACACCTACACCTCCTTCGGGCCGAAGAACTGGCTGGTGGACTTCACCGACCCGGACGCGGCCTCCGTCTCCGGCGTAGTCCATGCGACCTACTACTACTACGTCGGTTGGCTCCCGAGTAACGCGATCATCGTCGTGGGCGGGACTATGGCGATACGACCGCTGGACAACTGGCAGGGCAACCCGCTCCCCCCGGACCAGCACTTCGCAGCCGTTGACTGGGCTGACGGATCACCCATCCAGCACCCACCCTTCACGGTGGACGGCAGCGGATACGCCACGCACGTCTACGCCACAGCGGGGACCTACAACATCCAGATCGGGTTCATCGACAACTCGATCACCAGTCTCGGCATCACCGTCACCGCCACCCAGGAGGACGCGGACGCACTCAAAGACCAGCCCCCTCCCGTTCAGGGCAAGCCTCCTCCGGAGGGGGTCGAGTGACCCTCGTCCTGGACACCCGCATCTGGCCGCTGACCACCAAACTGGCGTCCTGCCTGTGCGCCGAACTGGCGGCGTCGGGTGGACCGGAGCCGTGCTTCTGCGGCGTCCTTGCCGGCGACAGCGTGGCCTACGACTACTGCTCACCCTGCCAGGGTGACCAGTGCGGCATGGCCTGGGTGCGGCTGGCGTCGATCATCCCGATGCCGTCGAACACCGCCAACAGCGGGCTCACCCTTCCAGGGCGATGTGCACCGGCACTGGTCGGCATCTTCGAGGTGGGCGTGCTGCGCTGCGCCCCCACCCTGACCGAGGACGGTCAACTACCGGACATGGCGGTCCAACTGGCGGCGGCCGAACTGCAGGCGTCGGACATGGCAGCGGCGGGACGGGCGGCGGCCTGCTGCTTCACCGACGGGCGGATCGTGACGGTCGGGGAGTGGAGCCCGGCAGGCCCCATCGGTGGCTGCCTGGGTGGTTCGTGGAGTGTGTCGGTCGGGGAGTTCTAGTGGCCACCCGCATCTACGTCCGCATCTACGACAGCCGGATCAAGGCGCTGAACGCGCAGGGCAAGCCGGTCGGGCGGTACATCCACCGCAAGGGCGACACCGTCCAGCGGTATGCCCAGCAGAACGCTCCGAAGCGGTCCGGCCGGTTGGCTCGTTCGGTCCACCTGGGGAACCAGACCTGGCGTGGGCACCGGGCTTCCATCGAGATCGAGGCCACCGCGCCCTACGCGAAGTACGTGCACAACGGTACCTACGGCCCGATCTACCCGGTCCACAGCCTGTTCCTGTCAGTGCCGGTCGCGCCCTCCATTACCGGCGTGAAGATGAGGCGGACGCTACGGCCCTACGTGGCGGGCCAGCACCCGCAGCCGTTCCTGCGGGAGGCGGCAGCCTTCGTCATGAGCGGCTCTCGATTCATCAGGACGTTCGGCAGCGGTAACGTCTGAGTTGCGATTACACCGTGTAATCGCCACCGAGGAGACCGATGAAGTCTTTCAGCACGGCTGCCAAGGCAGCGTCGCATGACAAGGAACCACCGATCCAGCCGCCGATCACCTTCGAGCACGACGGCAGGAAGGTGACAGCGACCGCTCCTACCGGCCCGCAGTTCGCGCTGTTCCTGTCAGCCTTCGGTGAGACCGCACCCGAGAGCAACCGCATCTTCGACACCCTCAACTTCTTCGCGGACCGGTTCAACCGTGAGGACTCGTCCTACTTCAAGCGCCGCATCAACGACCCCAACGACGCCTTCGATATGGAGGCCCTGTCGGACATACTCACCTGGCTGATCGAGGAGTGGTCGGGCCGCCCTACTATCTCGCCGTCCGACTCGTCCTCTTTGCTGACAGCAACTGGGAACGGCTCGACGGCGGGGCCGCAGGACGCGGAGTCGACCCCCTCGGCCTTCGGTTTGACCGTTTCCTGAACCTCGTGTGGACCTGGGGGTTGGAGCACGTCGAGGACGTCGAGACCTGGGTCATCCGGATGCAGGACCCGCCACGGGGACAGGTCCGCAAGCCGAGCCCGGAGGTGGTGGCTGAGGAGGACAAGTCCTTCCAGACCTTCTTTGCCGAGTTCCAGCAGGGAGCCTGATGAAGTCCTTCACCACCGGTGCCGGCCACCACGACGAGCCGATGCCGGCCCAGCCGGTCACCTTCGAGCATGATGGGCGGACGGTCACCGCGCACCCGCCCACGATGCCTCAGTACGCCGTGTTCATGGCGGCCTACGAGTCGCTCGACGGAGGTGTGGATCAGATCGGCGACATAGTCCGGTTCTTCTTCTGCCTGTTCGATGAGGAGGGGCAGGACTATTTCAAGACCCGGCTGTTCGACCCGGCGGATTCGTTCGGCCTGACCGGGGACGGTGGCATGACCGACCTGCTCAACGCGCTACTGCCGGTCCTGACTCGTTCCGCCGCAGAGCAAGCCCTGTCACACTGACCGCAACACCATCGGAGGTAGGGCATGGCTATCGGCGGAGACGTAGTTGCCCACGTGGTAGCCAAGGTTGACGCCGACACCTCGGACATGGGGCCGCAGATCAAGCGGAGCATGGCGAAGGCGCTGCAGAAGGGCGACGCCGAGAAGATGGGCGACGACTGGGCCAAGTCCTTCTACAAGGGTGTGCACCGAGAGATCAGGTCCGGGTCCACCAAGGCGGGCGGCGAGTGGGGTGACGGGTTCTTCCGGAACCTGCGGGCGCAGTTCAAGAACCAGCGGATGAAGGTCGACGTCGACGTCGACTTCGACACCCTCGGGGCCAAGATTCACAAGTTCTCCGCCATGCTGCCCGGGATGATGGGCCGCTCCTTCGGCAAGGGGTCACGCAACGACTTCCTCAACGTCATCGGCAGCATGGTTCAGGGCGTGGCCGAGTTCGCCCAGGGGACGGTCAAGGCGTTCGGGTTCGTCGCCAAGGCGCTCGGAGAACTCCCGGAGGTCGTCGGGACCCTGACGAAGTCCTTCAAGGGCCTGTTCGACCAGGCCGAGGGTGGGGCCTCGTTCTTCACGAAGTTGGGCGGCTCCATTGGCGAGGGCCTGGGCACGCTGACGAAGATGGGCGGTCCGATCACGATGGTCGCCGCCGCCCTGGCGACGGTGGTGGCGGTGACCGGTGGCGCGGTGTTCGCGTTCTTCGCCCTCGGTGAGGCGGTCGCCGTGATCGCTTCGGCCCTGTCCATGCTGGCGGCGGGCGCGATCGCTGTGGGTAGCGCCGTGGGTGCGGGCATCATCGGCGTGATCGGAGCGGCGATCCCGCTGATGGTCGGTCTGGCCGCTGCGGTCGGCACCGTGGTGATCGCGTTCAAGAACATGAGCGACGCCCAGAAGAAGACGCTGGAACCGATCAAGAAGCAGATGGGGAAGATCGGCGAGGAAATCTCGAAGGTCTTCCTCAAGGACCTGCCGATCTGGTTGAAGACGGCCAGTGACCTACTCAAGGACTTCGGTGGGCCGCTGCTCAAGGGCGTGGCGACCAACGTCCGGGATGCGGTCACCGGGATCGCCAAGGACTTCCAGCGCCCGGAGATCAAGAAGGCACTGTCGTCGTGGGCTGACGCGCTCGGCCCCATTGCCGGCGACCTGACCACGGCGCTCGGCAAGGCACTGACCGGGATGGTCTCGTTCTTCCAGCCGCTGATGCCTATGGCCCGGGAACTGGCGACGGCGATCAAGAACATCGCCACGCAGTTCTCGGACTGGGCTGCTTCGGCGGCGGGGCAGGCGGGGATCAAGGACTTCTTCGACAAGGCGTGGGCGTCGGCCAAGCAACTCTGGGAGATTTTGAAGAACGTCGGGACCACGATCGGTGAGGTGTTCGGGGCGGGTCAGGAGAGTGGGCAGGGGTTCCTCACCTGGCTGGGTGAGGTGACCAGGAAACTGGCTGACTTCCTCAAGAGCCCTGAGGGCCAGCAGCAGTTGAAGCAATGGTTCCAGGACGCCAAGACGTTCGGCGAGCAACTGTTCACCGCGATCGGCAAGGTGGTCGAGGCGTTCCAGCGGTTGGACACCGCCGGGAACCGGGAGTTCGCCACCCAGATCATCGCTGGCATCGGCGGGATCATGGACGTAGTCGGCAAACTCGGTCCGGCGTTCGAGGCCACCGGTCGCGCCCTCGGGGCAATGGCGACGATCGCCGCCAAGGGCTTCGCTTTCCTGTTGGAGACCATCTCGGTGGTCACGGGAGTCATGTCTGGCTTCTTCGCCGTTCTCGGCAAGGTGCCCGGCTTTGGCTGGGCCAAGGAGATAGCCACCGATCTTGGTGCGGTCAGTGCTTCCACGGATGCGGCGAGCGAGTCGCTGAGGAAACTGCCCGACGAGATCAACATGATGTTCAAGGCCGACGACACTGACCTGCAGGACGCCCAAATGGCGCTTCAGGAACTGACCTCGGTGCAGCAGCCGGACGTGATGACCAAGTTCGTCGGCGACACCAAGCCGCTGGACACGGCAGCGGGCGCTGCCCTGGCCACCGTCCACGGGATTCCGCCTGAGGTGCTCACCTCGTTCGACGGTGACATGGGGCCACTGACTGCGGTGGCGGACGCTGCGGTTGGTGCCGTCAACAGCGTGCCCGACGAGAACACCACCTCGTTCGCCGGCGAGGACAGCCCACTGTTTGGCACGGTCACCCAGGTCAACCATGCGATCGACGGCGTGCCCGACGCCAACACCACGACCTTCGAGGGCCTGAACTCGCAACTGGTCGGGACGGCGACCAGTGCCACCGGGGCGATCAACGCTGTCCCGGACGACAACACCACCGCGTTCAGGGGCACGGACAGTGGCCTGGGTGGCGCAGCGAAGACGGCGCAGGGTGCGGTCAACTCGGTGCCGGATGAGAACACCACCTACTTCAAGGGCGACGTCTCGGCGATCACAGCGGCGATCCAGCGGGCCAAGGCACAGATCGCTGGACTCATGGCCTCAGTTGGCCCAGGTGCGATGGGCAACGAGGACCTCGGCCAAAGAGCGGCGGGGGGCATCGTCGGTATGGCCGCAGGAAGCGTTCTGCGCGGACCGCAGGTCCTCCTGGCCGGGGAGGACGGCCCGGAGGCTATCGTGCCGCTACGGCGCTCCCTGGGCCGTGTGGACCCCTCTGTGCGTGGCCTGTCGGCATTCGCCCAAGGCTTGGTCCCGCAGGGCAAGAGCATCAACATCCAGCCGGGCGCGATCCAGGTGACGGTGCCGAACACCGACCCGCAACTGGCGGCAGCGGCGCTGCTCGACCGGTTCGCCATTCTGGTCAACTGATTACACGGTGTAACTAGGGAGGCTCGGTGTACTACCTCGGCTGGATGAGCCTGGCAGGGCGTGAGGTCTTCAACGTGGACCGCACGCTGACCTACCTGCGGGCCAATGTGCCGACCCTGGACCTGGCTGGCTGCGACGAGTGCGGCACCCTGGCACTGGCGCTCGGCGAGGACGTCTACAAGAACAACCCGGTGGATGACCCGGCTCCGTGGATCGCCGCCGACGAGCCGGACCTGGACGACTTCTACGGCTTCATGCCGATGACGATGGAGGGACTGTACGACTCCACCGTGGAGGTCGAGGTCACGCAGTCCATCGGTGACGGCGGCAGCATCTCGACCCCCCGCCTGGCCACCCGAGAGGTGCGGGTCACCGGCGTCCTCATCGCTGGCACCCGGATCGCGCTGGCCAAGAGCCGGGCCTGGCTGCGGGGCACCCTCGGTGGTTCGGGCTGCGCGACCGCCGGCGACTGCGGCGGCGACGACATGTGCTTCTTCGCGGACTGTCCGAGCAGCATCACCGAAGCCGACGAATACCAGCGGACGCTCAAGGATGTGGTCCTCTCCGCCGGGCCGACCATGCTGCACCCCTACGGACAACTCACGTCCGGGGCCTGGATGGACGCGGTCGAGTTCACCCTGGTCGCTGCGACGCCGTGGGTCTATGGCCAGGTGAAGTTCCTGGGCTCCTCGGTGGGCACCGAGGACACCACTCCGGGCGGCGAGATTTTCCCGGTCGAGATCGGCGAGACGCACGGACACATGAACGTCGTCAACAACCTGGTCCCGTTCCCTGCCACCACCGCAGAGGGCGACCTCGTTGTCGTGGCGTTCGGGGCGAACCAGATCAACAACGCCGGGATGCCGGGCTGGAACGTCACCGGGGTCAACGCCGACACCTACTTCGGCTCGCTGGCCTGGAAGATCGCGGAGCAGGCGGATATCGACCTGGGGTATGTCGACGTCCGGCTCAACACCAACGGCAACGGGGACTACACCTGCCTGTCGTTCCAGGCCGGGACGTTCGACCCGGACGACCCGGTCCTGATCGACTTCATCCTCATCAAGGGCAGCAACGCCTCACAGTTGCCGCAGGTCGTCACGCCCTTCAACACCACCGCCAAGGCGATGGGCTACCACATGACGTCGCGCAACACCTTGGACCAGGTTCTCTTTCTCGACCTCGGCACCAAGCGGTGGGCGACCAGCAGCAACTACGGCGGGTCCAACAACAACGGAGCGCTGTACTCGTCTCCGTATGACGAGGCATCGCTGGTCTCACCGGTCTGGGATGCCGACGTTCGTTACGGGTTCGGTCAGGGCGCGTTCTACGTCTCGTTCGAGGTCATGCCGACGGTGATCCCGCCGATCCTCACGCTGGACCCGACGCCGCCTCAACTGCCGGACTGCACCTACTCAGCACCGGCTCCGATCACCGACCCGACCCTGCCAGCGGTCCCCGCTCCGCCCCGCCCCCCGGCGGTGCTCACCAGCCTGCAGCCTCCGGCCCCGTACCGGGCGGGCTACTCGCTCTACATCCCCGAGGACCAGGTCCCCCTGGCCACCGACGCCGTCCTCATCATCACCCTGACCACCGGCAACGCCGCTGCCCGATGGGTCCGGCTGCGCCTCTACACCGCTCCGATGGGGGTCACCCAAGAGGTCTCGGACCTGGACCCCTGCTCGTTCTGCGGCGATATCACCGTCATGTACATCCCGCCGAACAGCACGATGGTCATTGACGGGATGAACCAGACCGTCTACATCGAGGACACCGCCGGGAACACCTACCCGGCGAACCACCTGGTCTACTCCACCGGCGGCGTGCCGGTCCGGTGGCCCAGCGTCACCTGCGGGATGGGCCACTGGCTGACCGTGGAGTTCGCCGGCGAGGGCGACCCGAGCAACATGTTCATCACCGGTGCGACCACCGACTCGGCCACCTTCTCATCCGACCTCGGTGCGTGGACGAGCGGAACGAACGACGGTTCTCCTCGGGCCGTTCGGACCCGAGACACCGCTCAGTTCCACCTGGCCCCGGCGTCGATGAAGGTGAACTGGCCGCAGGGTTCGACGGACCGTCCGCAGGTGGTCCTCAGCAACCTGGTGGTCGGCCACGAGTACATCCTCAGCGCGTGGGTGAAGTCGCCGGTGGCCCGGATCACGGTGGCGTTGGAGGACCAGACTGTCCAGGCCAACCCCAACGCGAACTGGGTCGAGGTCGACCTCCTGGTGGCCGCCACCGCTTCGACCATGATCGCCTGGATCGCTCGGGACACCACCGGAGCGTCCGGTGATGTGTGGGTGGACGAGTTCGGATTACACGACGTAACCGGCCTCTCGAACTCCATCGTCCAGGTGGGCATCTCCACCGCGAAGCGAGAGTGACCTGTGCCCCTCGGATGCGGAGTCATCACGGCGGCGGTCTTCGACCGAGGAGGGTTCACCCGGCTGTTCCCCATCGACCGTCTCAACTACGTCGAGTTCAGCCGGATCAAGGACGACATGTCCGAGGCCCAGGTGCGCATACCGACGTCAGCGAACTGCTGTGGCGAACTGGCCAACGTCGAGCCGGTTCGTCATGAACTGGTCATCTACCGGGACGGTGAGCGGGTCTGGGAAGGGCCGATCACCCGCATGGCCTACACCAACGCGGAGGTGGAGATCAACGCTCGGGACGTGATGTTCTGGCCCTACCGGACGATCATGCGGCAGGCGTACAACAACGCCCACCCGAACACCGGTTACGGGACGGACCGGATCGGGCACATCCTGCGGACCGAACTGGCCCGTCACGAGTCGTGGCTGAACCCGATCAACGTGGTCCCGCACATCCAGATTCACACCACCAGCGACACCGCCCGGACCTCCCGCTCGACGCTGCCGTACCAGAAGACGGTGTTCGAGGAGATGGATGACATGGGCAGCAAGGCCGGTATCGACTACGTCACCATCGGTCGGGCGATCCATGTGCAGGACACCGGGTTCGCGCTCGGGGTGACCCCGCTGGCGACCGAGGCGGACTTCCTGTCCGGGGTGATCGTGACCGTATACGGGATGGACCTGGCCACGATTGCGGCAGCGACCGACGGGGAGGGGAACTATGGGGTTGCCAACGCACCGAGCGACTACTACGGAGAGGTGGAGATTCTCGTCACCGCTTACGACGAGACCGAGGATGCCGAGGCACCGACCCAGGAGGAACTGAACTCGCAAGCCGCCAGCAACCTGAGCCAGCGGTATCCGATGCCGGTCGTCGTCCGGGTCCCCGAGAACAGCCAGATCGACCCGGCCAGCACGGCGTTCTCGTGGGAGTTCCTGGTGCCCGGCGTCAAGGTCCCGCTCATGGCCACCGCCGGCTGTCGTCGGGTGCGCCAGGACCAGAAGATCGACCGGGTCGACGTGAAGCAGGATTCGAACGGTGAGGTGGTCACGGTGACCCTGGTCCCGTTCCCGGTCCACCAGGCGATCGGACCGGGCGCATGAAGTCTTTCCAGACCCCGAAGGACGGGTCGGAGTGGATGCGGCAGGTGAACCGTCGGCTGTCGCTGATCGAGCGGCACCGGCACCCCGGCAATGCCAACGTCACGCCCCCGGCGCAGGACATAACCACGAACAAGTGGTTCCGTGCCTCGGTCGCCGGCAACCCTGTCGTGCCGATCGCGGTGGACGGCCTGGTCAAGGTCCCGTTGGACGTCAAGGCCGACCCCTACGGGATGCTGGACGCGCAGTTCCGGTTTGTCCCGCCACGCAGCGGCCCGTTCCACTTCATGGCTGGCACCCATGTCCAGTTGAACACGACCGACCCCGGTGCTCGGGCCAACGTGCACGGCGTGATCGTGGACCTCGACGCCAGCAACTTCTGGATGATCCGGGGCAGCCAGCACGTCAACAACACCGACCCCTGGACCGCCGGTGGTGGTATCGAGACGGTGCTGTCCGGGATCGTGGAGGTGGTTGCTGGACACCACTACGAGTTCCAGTGCAACGCCAGCGCCTCGAACGTGACCAAGCAGTTCGCGCTCAGCGCCGAGGACAACTACTTCACCGGGGCCTACGCCGACTCCGGTGACCCGATCCGGCAGTTCCCGATCAGCGGCTCCGCCGAACTCTCAACGTGGACGCCGAGCATCACCACTACCGGCAACCCGTTCACCTGGGGAACGGGCGCGATCCGCAAGGGGTACTGGCGCTGGGTCGGGCCGCACCACCTTCGCTTCACCTCGTACTACACCATCGGCAGCGGCGCCGATGGTGGCAGCGGCATGTACCTCTTTGACCTGCCACCGTGGGGCACCATCGACCGGACCATCGACGTCGAGCAGGTCTGTCGGATCAAGGTGTACACGGGCAGCAACGGCAACTACAACTACAACGGCTCGCTAGTGATCTCGGCTAGTGGTGCGGCGGGTGCCGGCGTGGCGGCCTACCTGGACGGGGCTTCGGCGGCGGTCGCGTCTGGTAGCCCCGCCCTGGGCAACAACTCGAACTTCGCCCTGTCCGGCGACATTTTCCTCGCTGGCTGATGGACTTCATCCCCGCCTGGATCGGGGTGAGCATCGGCATCGTCACCATCGTGGTGCTGCTGGTCATTTGCGTGGTGGTCATGGTCAAAAGCACTCGGGGGTGAGACCCTTCGAGCAGTACGACGACCGCTCGATTACACCGTGTAATCAGGGTGGAGCCCCAGCCGGTGTGAACCCGGAGAGATGAGAAGAACATGGCTCGTTGCGGGTGTGCCTCAGGAACGTGCTCATGTCTCGTTACGGCGGGGACGGGAATCACCGTCTCGGGGGTTGGTTCTCAGTCCAACCCCTTCGTCGTCACCGGCCCCGTCATCACCACCGGCAACACCCCCACCGCTGACACGGTGCTGACCGGTGACGGCTCGCTGGCCAACCCGTACCGGCTGACGGTCAACGTGCACATGGTGCTCGATGCCCTGACCGACGTGGTCGTGCCGTCTCCGACTGCCGGCCACGTCCTGACCTACGTTGCCGGCACCGGCTGGACCAACGCGATCCCACAGTCGGGCACCCCCGGTGCGGTGCTGCACGACACGACCCTCAAGGGCGACGGCACGGCAGCGGCGGTCCTCGGCGTGCTGCTCGACCCGGCAGGTGGCATCACCGCAGGTGGCAGCGGGCTCAAGACTGCCTCGGCCTGGACCCAATGCACGTCCGGTACCCGGCCCACCTCACCGACCGCCTATCAGGCGATCATCGAGACCGACACCCAGGCGTGGGGTTTCTGGATGCCGGGCACTCCTGGCAAGTGGCGCATGTACGACACGAAGTCTCAGCCGTGGACGCCACGGCTGGACTCCGACGGCTACCACGGCGTGACGGTGGGCAACGGAGGCTACTACCGGGGTGCGTACATGCGGCAGGGCTCGCAGGTCCACATCAGTTTCAACATCCACCTGGGCAGCGGCTCCAACATGGGGATGGGCGACCTGCGGATCATCGACATTCCGGCGGCGATCCAGGTGTCCACCTCGATCATCCAGGGCAGCCAGTGGGGCTCCGGCTGGGGCCACGCCTCGGGCTGGGCCTACTGGCCTCTGCTGATCGACTACCACCCGTCCAACATCATCCGCATGTGGGCGTCCAACCCTGGCGACGCGCACATCTGGGTGGTCCGCAGCAGCGACTCCTCGAACCGGCCTGGTACCGGCGTGCCCCTTCGTCCGGGGGCGTGGCCGTTCCAGGACGGCTCGGACTTCTCCGGCGACGTGATCTACTACACCGACTGATTACACGGTGTAACTGCCCGTTCGCACCACGGCAAAATCCCAGCACGCTGTATGGCGGTAGAGAACCGGGTTATGGGACCGGACGCCTGTGGGAGGGCATAGAAAAGGCCGGATACCGAGTCAGCACTAACTCGGTATCCGGCCTTGTTCTTGCCCCCAGCGTGAATGCTAGGGGTCCTGCTCGCTCACCGCATCCAAAACGCCACGTCTCTGGTTGTGGATCAGCGCCGCCTCGTCGGACTTGTGGTCCAGGGTGACGCTGCCGAAGACCCGGCCCCAGGCGAACCCGCAGTCCGGGCACGTCCAGTACAGGACTCCGTCGTAGACGCCTTGTATCTCGACCCCGATGACCCGGCTATGCCCGCCTTGGGTCAGGTTTGCCTGGCAGTTGCTGCATCGCTCGTCTTCGACCAGCGTCATCTCGTCTCCTCTCATCGTGGTCGCGGTTCGTCTCGCAGACGCAGGTCTCCTTGCGCCCGTCCCTTCGGACCAGCCAATGGATCACGCTCATGTACCCGGCACCTTTCCGATCATTCGCATTCCCCCTTGGCCCTCTAGGTTGCCGATCCGGTAGGAGGCTCGCACCTGGAAGTCCGCCTCCCCGTTCTCCGGCATTGTGTACTCGATCCACCCCTCCCAGGAGTCGTCGGCCTCGACGTGCTCCCGTATGTCCTCGATGAGTGTGAGCAGGGTGGCCTTGCTCATCGGGTGCGGGATCAGGTTGCTCATGTCTCCATCCAGACCACGCACGTCTCGTGTGCTGGATCGGCCTCCACGGTGAGGCTCTCGCTGGGGACACCGGAGTCGAGCAACGCCACACCGTCGCCTGCCTCGAACGCTTCGAGGCAGATGACGCATGGCCGACCCACGAGGGGGTGGTCCGGTTCGAGCGGTGCGAACCGGCCGCGTGGGGTGAGCGGTTCGCCCTTCACCACAAGTACCCCTTCCCCTCGGGGTGCATCTGCCGGAACCGGATCAGGTCCTTCCAGGTCCGCTCGGTGCTCGCCTTCGAGGCGTTGGTGTCAGCGGTGAACCCGTGCTCCAACTCCCAGGCGCTCAGGTCCTCGATGTACTTGATCCACTCCGGGTTGGTCCCCAGGAAGTTCTCGCTGATCATCGGCACGTCCGGCAACTTCAACCCGGACAGGTCCTGCACGGTGTCGTTGTAGGTGCACTCCGGGAACGCCATGCCGAGCACGCAGTTCTCCGGATCGGACAGGTTGAGGTCGGACAGTTCGACGTTCTTCCACCAGTCCGGCCACCGCTGGTCCAGCAGGGCCACCCCTCGGTCGACGGGCCGGAGTTCTGTCCTTTGTGTCATCTGTGTCATTGCTTCCTCCTGTGGTGGTTACTCGGTGTAATCGGTCCAGACCCGGCTGCCGTGGACACGGCGCACCGGGTGGATGTTGTCTCGGTGGTACTTCGCATCGAGCAGGACGGCCTCCTCCTCCGCCCGTTGTCGTTGGGTCTTGCCGTTCCAGATGTTGCGGACCGAGCCGTCCGCGAACATCACCCCGTACCGGTAGCCGTCCGGGGCGTAGAAGTTGCCCTCCTGCCGGAACTGGCGACTCCGCATGTCACAAGGCCGAACCCGAGCAATCACGGGGGCGTCGGTCCACCCGCACCGTTCGCAGGACCCGTAGTTGCTGCCGTCGAAGTAGCCGAACACCGGCCAGGCTGACCCGCACCGGGGGCAGCACGGCTGGTCGAGGCGGTAGTCAGAAGTCATGAGCGCAGTACGGGCAGGAGTACATCTTGGGTCGCTCTCCGCCGCCGACGATGATCCGGGAGTGTGGGCCGAAGTTCTCGATCTCGACCTCGACCAGTTCCTCCACGGTGCGGAAGACATGCAGGCATTCCCCACACACCCGGTAGTCGTCGGGTCTATCCGGCTCGTCCCGATCATGGATGTAGCAATGCTCGTTGGGCTTACAGCCTGGTCCCCCGTGAACGTGGCCCATCAGTCCCCCCTCTCGTGATCGCAGCCACAGACGGTCTCCTGGTCCTTCTCGTTGTCCCAGGCCGTGCCGTCACAGTTGTCGTGCTTGCCAGCCACGCACTCGGGGCATACCCAACCGCTGTCCTTGTCCATCAGTCCTCCCTCACAACAACGTTGGTCCACTCGAAGGCGGAGACCACGTGGTCCTGGTTCAGGGCGTCCGTGATGGTCCGGTTCACCGCCGCCATGAGGACGATGCGGGCCTCGTCTTCGGTGTCGGCCTCGACGTTGACCTCGGTGGTGAACTGGATCGTGCCGATCACATGGAACTGAGGCACGGCTCCCCCTTCGTTACGGCTCGGACGTACTCGCGGTCGCTGCGGCAGGGCACACACAGATGGAGCGGCCCCTTGGACCGCACCTTGATCTCGATGCCGCACCGGTCACAGTGGCCGCTGTTGGCGGCTCTCATCGGCTTGGGCAGGGCACCAACGATCTGCTGGTTGTTCATCGTTCCCTCTCGGTGGTGGTCAGTCGCTGGCGCGTCTGGCGCGAGCGTGCTCGTAGCAGAGGTACGTCCTGCGGTGGTGCTCAGTACGGACGTAGGAGGCCGACAACGGGGCCGACCTCCTCACGCCGTCCATCGAGTCGAGCACGCACTGGTCACAGGCGGTGTGCTGCTTGGACTTCCACCGCCGCCAAGACACGACCCCGTTGTCGGTCTTGGGCAGCGGCTTCTCCGGCGGGGCGAACCCGTCGAACTCCGGGGTGAACCAGTGCTTGCTCATGACTCAGGGGGTCAGGGTCCGCAGACCGAAGATGCGGCGACGGCCCTTGCGGGGGCCGACCTGACCGCTGGCCAGCGCCCCCGTCTTCGGCGGGACGCCGCCGTGGACCACGACCTTGTGGTTGCGCGGCTCCTTGCCCTTCTGCATCACCTCGGCGGTGACGGTGACCTCTCCCTTGGTCCGGCTGCCCGGTGACCGGGGTCCGGCCTTGACGATCTGGATGGGCTTGCCCAACCGGATGCGCTGCGCGTTCGGGCGGACGCCCTGGTCGAACGCCAGCAGGACCACCTGCGCCATTGGCGGGGTGAGGTAGATGTACCGCTTCTGGCTTACCGGGTCGGTGAACCGGATGGTCTGCAGGTCGACCGATACCCGGTTCACTCCGGGGATGGAGTTGCGGATCGAGTCGGCGATCACACAGTGGCCGGAGTCCCTTTCGACTGCGGTCTCGATGATCTCTGGGGTGATGGATACGGACAGGTTGTGGAACGTGCCTTGTGGCATGGGCTTGCTTCCTCTTTCTGATTACACGGTGTAACTACAACTGGTGCTGGTCGAGCAGGCTGACGAACTTCCTCATCAGGATGACGAGGGCGTCGTCGCCTTCAATCCCTTCCCAGAGCAGGACCTCCCGGTGGAAGGACATGCCCCCATAGACCCAGCCCAGCCCGAAGCGCCGGTACATGCGGTCCTGGTTCGGGACCTGCAGCGCCTCTTGGGTATAGGGCAGGGTCTCGTATCGGCTGTCATACGGACCGCCGATACAGCGCAACGTGACGGTGGTGTCAACGTCGGTCATGCTTCCTCCTCTGTGGTGGTTGTACTCAAATCTCGACCCCCATCCTGCGGAGGTCGGCCCTAGTGCGGTGGTAGCCACGCCGGTCAGACGATGACAGCGGGCCGGTGAAGATGCGCCCCGCAGGCGTGGTGACCTTGATGTGGGACGACCTAGTCAGTTCGAGGACGCAGCCTGCCTTCTCGGCGGCGTCGTAGACGTCACGTAGTTCCCTAGGCTTGACCGCCCGTAAGACTGAGTTCATCTGTCTCCTCTCTGGGTGGTGGTGCACCCACTACTGGCCCCCGGATGGGGCGGATATCGAGTCGGCTGTAGGCGGCGCGCACCTGCTCTGGCACCACAGTTGCACCGACGTTGATCCATCGGACGGAGAACTCGCCGGTGGAACCGGACAGTCCGGACAGTTCGGCCGCTGCCGCTTTCTTGTCGCGCTCCGCCTGTCGGGCTCGCTCGCCAGCCTCGCGGTACGTCTTGACGGCGGCAATGAAGTCCTCGTCTTCGATCAGGCCGGTGACGTCGGAGTCCCCGCCCCGACAGGCAC